CGAGCTGGCTAAAAAGTCTATTGAAAGAATAATGTAAAGACAGCAGCTGGGAGACGCTGGAAAAGCACCGAATTTTGTCGGTGCTTTTCTTCGTACTCAACATAATCACTTACTCCACATAAAACATTTTATGTGAAGCTTCACATAAATTGTTCGCGGGGACACAATACAAGAAGGAGGATTCCGCTTGATCAGAAGGTTCTGGAACTGGGTGCGAAACGAGGACGGCACCCGAACTTTGACACTGAACGGCACGATCGCCGAAGAGAGTTGGTTTGAGGACGACGTCACCCCGAGGATGTTCAGGGACGAACTGAACGCCGGAGCGGGTGACGTTGTGATTTGGATCAACAGCCCGGGCGGCGATTGTGTGGCGGCGAGCCAGATCTACACCATGCTCATGGATTACAAAGGCCATATCACGGTCAAGATCGACGGCATCGCGGCAAGCGCCGCGTCGGTCATCGCCATGGCGGGTACCGAGGTGCTCATGGCGCCGACGAGCTTGATCATGATCCATAACCCGTTGACGGTAGCCATCGGCGATTCGGAAGAAATGCAGAAAGCCATCGACATGCTGGACGAGGTCAAGGAGAGCATCATCAACGCGTATGAGCTGAAAACGGGAATGTCCCGCGCGAAGCTCGCGCACCTCATGGACGCCGAAACCTGGATGAACGCGAATAAAGCAATCGAGCTTGGTTTCGCAGACGGTGTCCTGGAGGACGAGAAGAAACAAGCGACGCGCGACGATGTGGTGTTCAGCTTCTCCCGCCGCGCGGTTACCAACTCGCTTCTGAACAAGGTCCAGCGAAAACAGGCGAGTAAACCACCTGTGGCGGAGGAGACACCTCCTGCACAAACAACCGAACCGAAATACCCTGTGGAGCCGCTTTATCAGCGGCTCTCTTTGATTTCACACTGAGGAGGAAACAAATGAATACGATTTTGCAACTGCGCGAGAATCGCGCGAAGAAATGGGACGCCGCGAAGGCGTTTCTGGACGTCAAGCGCGGTACGGATGGTCTGCTCTCCGCCGAAGATGCTGGCGCATATGAAAAGATGGAGGCCGAAGTTGTAGCTCTCGGCAAAGAGGTCGAGCGTCTAGAGCGTCAGGTTGCGCTGGACGCGGAACTGAACAAACCCATCACCGACCCGCTGACCAGTAAGCCCGCGCAAACCAATACGGAGCAAAAGACGGGTCGCGCTACCGCCGAGTACAAGAAGGCATTCTGGAACGCGATCCGCTCCAAGAATCCTAGAACGGAGATTTTTAATGCGCTTCAAGAGGGCACCGACAGCGAGGGCGGATACCTCGTTCCCGACGAGTTCGAGCGCACACTGGTGCAGAAGCTGACGGAAGCTAATTTGCTCCGCCCGTTGTGCCATGTCATCCAGACGAGCTATGGCGATCGGAAGATTCCCGTAGTCGCGTCGAAGGGCACCGCCGACTGGGTTGACGAAGAGGGCACCTATCCGCTATCGGATGATTCCTTCTCGCAGGTCGTCCTCGGGGCATGCAAGCTCGCGACCATGATTAAGGTGTCGGAAGAGCTGCTCTCGGATAGCATCTTTGATATCGAAGGGTATGTGTCCGAGCAGTTCGGCAAACGCATCGGCGATAAGGAAGAGGATGCGTTCCTCAACGGTAACGGCGTGAGCAAGCCCATCGGTATTCTCAATGCCACGGGCGGCGCGGAGGTTGGTGTGACCACGGCGGGCGTATCCGCGATCACGGGCGATGAACTGATCGACCTCGTGTACTCACTTCGTGCGCCGTACCGCAAAGGCGCAGTGTTCGTGCTCAACGATACGACCGTGAAGTTGCTGCGCAAACTCAAGGACGGCGACGGGCAATACCTCTGGCGTCCGGGTATCACGGAAAATGCGCCGGATACGATTCTCGGTCACCGGATCGTGACGAGCGAGTTCATGCCCTCCGTCGCGGCGGGCAATAAATCCATCGCGTTCGGCGACTTCTCCTATTACTGGATCGCCGATCGTCAGGGTCGCACCTTCAAGCGCTTGAACGAGCTGTACGCCACGACGGGTCAGATCGGCTTCCTCGCATCCCAGCGTCTCGATGGCAAGCTCATTCTGCCGGAAGCGATCAAGGTCCTGCAGCAGAAGGCGTAATGGGGGATAAATATGGAAATCATTGAGACCCCTGCGGGTGACGTAACCCGTAACTGTAAGAACTACACGACCGACGGCGGGGACAAACTGGTGATTGGCGGTACTCTGGAGGTTCTGGATACCGCCACCGTCACCGGCCTGCAATCGGGATACGCTTCCGAACAGACGGCTGGCAGCGTGTATCAGGCGACGAATCAGGCGGATAGCGCCGCAACGACGATTGCTGACTTGAAGAGCGATTTCAACGCTCTTCTTATGAAACTCAAGAACGCAGGAATCATGGCAGCAGACCAGCCGGGTTCGATGTGAGATGGCGACGCTGCTAAGTAAGGTCAAGGCGAACCTGATCCTGACGCACGACGCGGATGATGAACTCCTTCAACGTCTGATCGACGCCGCAGTATCCTACGCCGAGAGCTACCAACACCTGACCGCTGGAACTTACGAAGCGGCGGCTATGCCGCCGACTACCGAGGCGGCGGTGACCATGCTTGCTTCCCATTTTTACGAGAGTCGGGATGGCAGCACGGGCGGGTTCTTTGCGGATAATGTGCAGGCGGGGCAGCAGGTGTGGAACACTGTGAACACGTTGCTCCGCCTTGACCGTGATTGGAAGGTGGGTTCATGAGCTTCGGCAGAATGAACACGCTGATTTCGATCATGGCGGAATTGATCGAAAAGGACGCAGAAGGGTTTGCAACGAAAACGGATATCACCCTCGCTACCATACATGCGTACCGGGAAGGGCGGCACGGTTCTCAGAAATGGGTGAACCGCGCCTCCTTTTCAGAAGCGACGGATTTGTTCCGATTTCGAGTTATCCCGGGCCTAGCTGTAATCACTGCTCACGTGATCCTTTGTGGGGATGATCGATTTGCAATCACGTCCGTCGAGGACGTGAAGGGCAGAGGGATGTACCTTGAAGTTCTGGCAAAGAAGGTGACGCCGGGTGGCTAGGGTGAAGATCGAAATGCCGGATGAGTTTCTGAATCAAATCGCCGGCATGGGCAATGCGCTTGACGCGGCGATACCCAAAGCACTTGTTGCGGGCGGCAAAGTCGTTCTGGACAAGATGGTGTCCAACCTCCGAGCGGCGATCGGGACTGGCACGAAGAAGAAATCCCGCTCGACTGGCAAGCTTGCCGCGTCGCTCGGTCTATCACCCGCGAAGCTGGATCGCGATGGCAACCTCGATGTAAAGGTCGGTTTCTCAGAAGGTCGCGGTAGCGTGAGCAATGCCATGCTTGCCAATGTACTGGAATATGGGAAGCACGGTCAGTCGCCAAAGCCGTTTCTTAAGCGCACGAAATTATCGAGTCGGAAACCGTGCATTGAGGCGATGCAGACGGCGTTGAAGGAGGAACTTGATCTCCTGTGAGTATGTTGGAAGAACTGAATATGATCGTCGAAAGCGCCGGACTTCCTGTGGAGACCGGCGTTTTCTCTACCACCGCGCCGGACGAATACGTTGTGATCACGCCGATTTCGGAGCATTTCGAGCTGTTTTCGGACAATGCTCCGGGTATGAACATCGAGGAGGCGCGGCTGTCGCTTTTTTCGAAGGGCAACTATGGCGCGAAGAAACGGCAGCTCGTTCGATTGCTGCTCACGGCGGGATTTTTGGTATCCGAACGCCGCTATATCGGGCTGGAAGAGGATACGGGCTATCACCACTTTGCCATGGATGTGGCAAAGGAGTATTTGGAGGAAGATTAGATGGCAACCATCGGATTGGATAAACTGTACTACGCGAAGATCACCGAGGGTACAAACGGCGACGAGACCTACGCCGCTCCTGTTTCGCTCGCAAAGGCGATGTCCGCGGAGTTGAAGATCGATATCAACGAAGCGACGCTCTACTCAGACGATGGCGCGGCCGAGGTGGTCAAAGAATTCAAGAGCGGTACGCTGACGCTCGGTATCGACAACATCGGCGCGGCGGTCGCGAGCGATCTGACCGGTTCGCAGATCGATGACAACAAGGTGCTGGTTTCCCAGAGCGAGAACGGCGGTCAGCCGGTCGCAATCGGTTTCCGCGCGAAGAAGAGCAACGGCAAGTATCGCTATTTCTGGCTCTATCGCGTCGTATTCGGTATTCCTGCGACAAACTTGCAGACAAAGGGCGACAACATCACGTTCTCGACCCCGTCGATCGAAGGCACGATTATCCGGCGCAACAAGCTGGACGGTCAGGGCAAGCACCCTTGGAAAGCGGAAGTCAACGAGGACGATACGAGTGTACCGGCGGCGACGATCTCGGGATGGTACACACAGGTCTACGAGCCGACATTTGCGGCGGAGGGTTAACATATGGAAAACGACAGAGGCGCTATGATCCAGATCGGCAATCGGGAGTATGAGATGCTTCTGACCACCCGCGCGACCAAAGAGATAGCCAAGCGCTACGGTGGGCTGGAACACCTAGGCGACAAGCTCATGAAAGCGGAGAACTTCGAGCTGGCGTTGGATGAGGTGGTGTGGCTGATCACTTTGCTCGCCAACCAGAACATACTGGTGCACAACCTACTTGAGCCGGACAGCAAGCGCGAGCTTTTGACCGAAGAAGCGGTCGAGCTGCTCACCACACCGCTGGATCTTTCCGGCTACAAAACCGCGATCATGGAAGCGATGGTCAAGGGGACAAAGCGCTATGTCGAAAGCGAGGAGGAACACTCAAAAAACGTGCCAGTCGGGCAAGCGACGAAGAGCTGTTTGCCCGACTGATCTTTTGCGGGGTGACACTGCTGGGACGGTCTGAGCGCGAGGTTTGGCTCATGCCACTTGGCGCTCTGCTCGACCAGTGGGAGGTGTATCGGCAAATGT